GCGAGTTAAGTGTAAACGATTCAATAGCTTACGACCATTTGACGTAAAAAAGTAAAAAAATATCGCACTTTTTTCATTTGCCTATTGTGTAGACGAAATGTTTACATATATTTGTGACGTAATCAATTACTCACTTAACAAGGGCACGGCAATGAAAAAGTACAATCAACAAAAAGTAGCTGCAATCATTGAGCAACTGCAAGAGCAATTGGACGCAGCGGCTCAAGATGAGAATTGGGACGCTTGGGACAGCATCAAAGATGCTATCTACAACTTGCAATGCTACAAAACAACAGACGCGCAAAAGTTTGAAGCAGCTTCACACGACGATTATCTACAAAGTCAATACTAAAACCACGGGGCGCAGCATCCTACACTGCAATCATTCACTTTTCACAAGGGTAGTATCATGAACATTGGCATTGAATTCACGACAACACGTAGCGCAGACGGCAAGACGTACTGGCGTGTGGCTCCGTACTTGAGCGCATCGTATCGCCAGAAGCTGTATATCGTTGGCGTAGGGCTTATCGCTCTGCTTGCTATCACGCTGTCAGCATTGGCAGTAGCAGCAACACCTGATCCGATCATCAAGCCAGAACAGACAGTAACATTGTGGGGGTCGAGATGATACGCTATACAGAACAACAAGAACAGGAATACGAGCAAATGTTGATTGAGTTTGTTATATGGCTTTTCAAGATGATAATCGAAGCGCTAGAAGTGATGGGTATCGAATACACGATAGAAGAGCCAGAGCAGACCGTTACGTTGTGGGGGTCGAAATGAGCACGGACAATGTTTGGCTTGTTACTGATTGGAACAATGACAAAAATCGTAACTGGTCGTGTGCATACCTTAAAAATAGTCAAAGCTATTTAGTGTTTTACACATGGGATGTTCCTATTGCCAAAGTATTTAACAAACAACATGCACAATTGATTTCCGCCGCCCCTGATATGCTGGAGGTACTAGAAGAACTAGATGAGTGCGCCTCATACTGGTCACAATATGACGTACCTGTGGGCATACACGATAGAATCAAATTAGCCATCGCCAAAGCCAAAGGAGAACAGCCATGAGCATGACAAAGCGCAAACTATTCTTGATTGAAGAAGACAGTAAACGTACCAAAAACAAATACGAATGGTGGGAAGATGAAGCACACTACGCAGCACAAGATGATCCGTTTAGATTTGGAGTCACACAAAACCTTATTACAGGACGCAAAGAAGGACGGACGGAGCACGCAGAAGCAGCTCCAACATTGGTGCAAGACGTACATACGAACATTCATACAGGGCAAGAAAAATGATTTTCCGAGAGACCAAGCAGACGTTCACGAGTAGCAGCGGCGCGGCGTACAAGCTCGCTGATCTTATGAACCAAATGATGCACACGGATGAACCCGAAGTTGTCGCGATGTTTGAAGATGCGATTGAAGAAGCGGGCGAGAACTTCCGTGATTATATTGTGCAGGCAATGGACATCGCGGCAAATCTCAAGATGTCAGCGGAGGCAATCAAGCTGGAGATACAACGCTTGCAATCATTGCTAACTGAACGTAATACAAGGGCAGAGCGGCTTGAGAACGCTGTTAAACGTCACATGGAGATGGTAGAGTTAAAGGAAATTGTGACCGATCTCTACACGCTCAAACTACGCAAGAACCCACCAAAGGTAGAGATATTGGAAGAGGTGGTAGTGCCTAGCGAGTACAAGGTAGAAAAGGTATCATTTACGATAGACAAGAAAGCAATTGCCGATGCGCTCAAGAACGGCGTACCGGTGGACGGGGCAAGGTTAATTAACACAACACGACTGGAGGTAAAATGAGCAACGCGATAATCGATGCGTATCAAGCGCTCGAAAAATTGCAAAATGACCTGCTTATGCAATTAGATCAGGTCAAACACGCAATGGCAGCATTAAGGCCGCCCACAAAGAGCAAGGCGAGCAAGGTGGCTATTGTAACGGACAACGCAGAGGCAAAGAAGATTATCGAGCAAGGCGGCGGATTGGCCTTGTGGGTTGATCTAAAGCGCAGGGCACGAGGCCGCGCGCTAATGAACTGCCAGACGGAAAAGTCACACTACTCGATTAGACTCTTTGACTATGGCAACTTGACACGCAAAAAGTATCCTAGTTCGCGCGAAGTTGCACGATACAGCAACAAAGAAGAAGCGTACCAGATGCGCGATCAACTAACTGCTATAATGGAGGGACGATGACACAGGCACTTACAGCGACTAATACGGCGGTCGCAGCATCTATCAGTGAATCGCAGGCGGCAGCGTTGTTTGAGACGCTGGTAGTTAACGGCGATCTATCGGCTATGTCGCAGGAACAGCGCATACAATACTACAAGCTGGTATGTGAGCGCGTGGGATTAGACCCATACCAAAAGCCATTTGATCTTATCAAGCTATCGGGCAAGCTCACTTTGTACGCAAACAAGACGTGCACGGCACAACTAACGTCCATCCGCGGTCTTCGCGTGGCAATTGTAGCTCGCGAGGTTATCGGCGATCAGTATGTAGTAACCGCGCGATGCGAGACACCAACGGGCAGCTATTCCGAGGACATAGGAGCTGTTACAATTGGCGGTATGCGCGGCGATGCGGCAAGCAATGCGATGAAGAAAGCAGCAACACAGGCAAAGCGACGCGCTATTTTGAGCGCATGCGGTCTCGGTATGCTGGACGAAGAGGAAGTTGTGCAAGTGCAGGGCGCGGAACGCATCGAATTGCCGCCTATAAAGCCCGCTACGACGTCAGAGCAGGACGAAGCTATAACGGAGTGGTTATCGGCTATTGACGCCGCTACGGGGCCAGAAGAGCTAACGGCGATTGTGATGCAAATCAAGAGCGTAGACGAAGGCATTAAAGCACCGATCCGCGAATACGTAGCACGACGTGCCAAAGAGCTGGATTTGGTTTGGAGTAAGGGCGCATATACGGAGGTGCAGCGATGAGAAGATACTCAATGAGCGCAGTAGCGATATCTACTGTTGATTCAGAAGGCAAATATGTAGAGTACGAACAATTACAAAAACTACTTATTGCATCTGATCAAGCACTAGAAGCATTGTATTACGTTGTGCAATGTGAAGAAATAATAGCAACGCAATCTGAAGCAATGCAAAAAGAATTGAGAGCAACATTTGCAAACCTGAATAGTGCGATGGTCGATATAAAAGGAGTCAAGCAATGAGAAAGCTAGGAACATGGAAGCAGCCCAGCGGATTCTATTCCGTTGTCGATCTCGATGCTGACTTCTGCGTAGCGGACTGCCTACCGACAATGCAGCTTGCAAACCAGATCATGCGATTGCTCAACGATGCGTACGAAGATTGCGAAGAAAACAACCCAGCGCTGGTAATGCTGGAAAAACTAACCTATAAGCCAACGGAAGGGGCACAAGGATGAGCAACATATATTCGGTCGAAATGACCATCACGCCACAAATAGCAAGGGATTTTCTTTCTAAATCCGCAGGCAATAGAGCAATCTCGCATCAGCGCGTAGATATGTTTGCCAAATACATTTTAGAAGGTAACTGGACAATAGACAACAGCGGGCCAGCATTTGACGTTAACGGGAATTTAATTGATTGCCACCATAGACTATTTGGCGTGGTCAAAGCTGATAGACCTGTGCAAATGATGGTAACGTACAATCTGCCTGTTAAAGCCAAGATGACTATTGATACAGGGCGGGCACGTACGCCCGGCGATCAGCTAGGAATCGCTGGTATCAAGGATGCCAATGTTAAAGCTGCGGTAGCTGGCGTTGTCTTATCATTAGAATCGAAGAATCCTATGTACGATCAGCGCGTTGTAGATAAGATCAAGCAATTCGATATGGCTGCAAACGAAGTGTTTTTCAATACCAAGATCAATGGTACGCGCTACAACAAATACAGAGAGCTTCTAGGCAATGCAAAGTCGATTTTTGCCGCTCATTACCTGATTGACAAGCATTTTCCTCAACAAGCAGATAGATTCTTTGACGTGCTGCAAACTGGTATGCCGCTTCTGCCACAAGATGAAACCATCATCAACATTCGCGAGACATTGATGCGGCTCAAGAACAATCGGCACATCATCCGCAATTTTGCTATGGCTTCCGGGCTAATCCGCGCATGGGATGCGTGGCGGCAGGGCAAGATCATCAAGCGCGTTAACTTCTTGCACACAAAGGATCGGCCAGTTGATTGGGTGGATGTTAAGTTATTGCGCAAGTCATGAAGCATAGATTGCAAAATGCAGTCTTATTACAACTAACAAAGCAGGGAATGCCCCTGCGATGTCGGTTGTGCAAGTACCACGACGTGGTATAGGTTTGGGACAGGGGCGGAGGTTGGGAAGCCAATGCCCCTACTTTTAACACAAGGAGTAAACAATGCACGATAACAAGCACGGCACATGCAGAACATGCAGCCGATTGAAAGAATACGAGCGCGATCAATTGAGCTACGAAGGATTCTATACCATCTCCGTACCAGTCGCAATTTGCGACGTGTTAGAAATAGAGCTGGATGATCCTGATACCTTTTACTGCGCTAACTACAAGCCGCACAAAGGGGGCAAGCATGAGCAAGCATAGCGACATCGACCTAGCACGCTTCGCGGCGGATGCTATGGTACTGATCCTGTTCTTTGTGGCTCTGACTTGCATCGTAGCATTTGCATGTATGCTCTATTTCTTTCTTTGGCTAGTGGGGATCGTATGAAGCAGCGTATAGAGCGAGTGAGTATCAGCGGCAAGGTAGTAGCTATCCGAGCATCGGTACAGGCGCAACGCGGTGGTAGATACCGTAAGCAGTTTATAGTAAACGATGCTATCAACGAACAGGATGCAATAGCGGCAGCAAAGGATTATATTGCGCTTATACTGGAGCGGCTATCAAACATGCCGGCAGAACGTGAGATAGTCAAGATAGTAGAAGAAATAGTAGACCAAGCAAAGCTCAAAGATGCACATAACACAAAGGTGCGCGGGGCAGTAGGCAAAGACGTATCAGCAGTTCTTGCACGTTACCCGCTATCTACTACGGTTTTCGGGTATGAGAACAGCTTGGGCGAATGGGTAAAATAAAAGAGCCGCCAGATTTTCGTCCGACGGCTCACGGAGGGAGCAAGGAGTCACGCACTCACTTACAAGGGGTAAACGAATATAGGGGACATTATGAGTAACGAACAAACAGACCCAGACTTCGTTATCCACTGCGTAGCGAGGTTTGATGACGATCAGCTTGTAGAATGGCATGAACGTGCCGGTATCTACGAATACGAAGCGAACATGAGCAGAGATGCAGCGGAATACAAAGCCGCATTGGATGTATTAACAACTATCGCGCAAAGAATGCGCAAGAAGGGCACACGATGAGCAGCGACGCAATCAACATCACGGGCGAACTGATCCACATCGGACAGACGCAGCAGGTAAAAGACACATTCCAGAAGCGATCTTTCGTAGTCAAGACGCAATCGGAATATCCGCAGGAACTGGAATGCCAGTTTACTCAAGACAAGTGCAAGGAGCTAGACCGCTTTAAGGTTGGCGATACCGTAACAGCCCGCGTAAACTTGCGCGGACGCGGTTACAACAAGCGCGAAGGCGGCATGGGCTGGTTTACATCGCTCGATTGCTGGAAGATTGACAAGCTAGGCGAGAACGCACCTGCAAGCAAAGCAACAGTTATCGCCGAACCTACCGATTTACCATTTTAATACAAGGAGGGAGCAATGGATTACAACGAATTACTAAACGATTTGGTTAGCCATATTGACAATGAGCAAGATGTAGACCAAAAAATACACATGCTCAATATGGCAAAAAGGTATTTGCACCAAGTGTCACCATTTAATAGCGAACCAGTGGATTGTGTCGTATGGGTTAAAAACGATACCGTAGAAGCCAATGACTACAATCCAAATAGCGTAGCACCGCCGGAGATGGAGCTACTAAAAATTTCGATACAAAATGACGGATATACACAACCAATTGTTGGCTGGAAAAGGGATTTCAAATATGAAGTTGTCGATGGATTTCACAGAAATCGTGTAGGCAAAGAATCAAAAGAAATAAATACTAGAGTACACGGCTACTTGCCACTTGTTGAAATAAAGCAAAACAGCACAGACCGTAACGATCGTATTGCGAGCACCATACGTCACAACAGAGCACGAGGAAAGCATAAGGTAGAAGCAATGTCTGACATTGTAATTGAGTTAAAGCGCCGTAATTGGTCAGATGAAAAGATTGCAAGGGAGCTAGGCATGGATAGCGACGAGGTATTGCGCTTGACGCAAATAACTGGACTAGCGGAAATGTTTGCAGATAAGGAATTTAGCGAAGCATGGACGGCAGATATTACTGTTCAAGAGGATTACAATGAAACAGAAATATCATAACTATTTGCAATGGGAAGAATACAAGCAAGGCATGTGGAGAAGGGTTGATACTAAACAGGAACAGCAATACCTAAAGAAAGCAATAGAGTTTACCGGCGACCACATGCTTTATGGTCATTGGATGAAACAAGTAATAACGCAATGGCCTATCTCATGCGATCAGAATCTTTCCAATGCTGACATTAATCACAAAGCATGGATTGGTCATGCTGCTTGCTGCATTGCTTTTAATTGCCCAGAATACATTGTGCGCATGGCGTGGCATCATTTAACGCCAAAGCAACAAGATTTAGCTAATGAACAAGCTGAAATAGCGTACAAAATTTGGGTTGAGCGACAAACAAAGAATTACCAACTAAACATTTTTGAGGAGCAAGGGTGAAAAAGGGACTTGGTATAAATGTTTACGATGCTGCAAAGCAAAGAATATCTTGGGCTTTTGACAATTCACAAAGACAATATGTTTCTTTTTCAGGTGGAAAAGATTCTACCGTCATGCTTCATATTGTTGCTGAAGAGGCACGCAAAAGAAATGTGAAAATTGGGCTGTTGTTTGTGGATTTAGAAGCTCAATACAAACTCACAATTGAGCATGTTGAATCGTTGTTTGATGAGTATTCCGATATAATCAATCCATTTTGGGTATCATTGCCCTTGCATTTGCGCAATGCAGTAAGTGTATACGAACCGCATTGGTTATGCTGGGATGACGAAAGGCAACTTGATTGGGTACGTGATCCGTCAAAGTATTCAATTACGAATCATAAGCATTTTGATTTTTTTCAAAAAGGCATGGAGTTTGAAGAGTTTGTTCCTTTGTTTGGCGAATGGTATTCTGAAGATGAAACAACGGCATGCTTTGTTGGTATTAGAAGTGATGAGTCATTGAACAGATGGCGTACAATATCTAGCACGACAAAAGCGCGATACAAAGATCAATCATATACTACGGTAGTTACTCCACACGTGTTTAATTGCTATCCAGTATATGATTGGAAAACAGAAGACCTTTGGATATATCATGCGAAAAATCCAGACAAAAGATTAAACGAACTTTATAACAGGATGCACCTTGCCGGATTAACTATCCACCAAATGCGGATCTGTCAACCGTATGGTGACGATCAACGGCGCGGTCTATGGCTTTATCACTTAATCGAACCCGAAACATGGGCAAAGGTTGTAGCTCGTGTAAATGGAGCAAATAGTGGCGCACTATATATACAGGAAAATGGCAACGTTAATGGATATAGAAAGATCAGTAAACCAGAGCATCATACTTGGAAGAGCTTTGCACAAATGCTTGTTAAGTCAATGCCTCCTAAAACACGTACTCATTACGAAGCAAAGATCATGCACTTTCAAAAGTGGTGGATAGAAAGAGGATATCCAGAAGGTATACCAGATGAAGCAGATTATAGATTAGAGCAAGAGCGCAAAGTTCCAAGCTGGCGCAGAGTATGTAAAAGTTTACTACGCAATGATTATTGGTGCAAGGGGCTTTCATTTACACAACATAAAAGTTCAGCTTATGAAAAGTATTTAGCATTAGCGAGCAAAAGAAAAAATCAAATGATGTATGAAAATCTACCAATAACGTTGTTTGAATCATGAAAAGGGCAGCAAAGGTGGACATAAATCAAAAAGAGATAGTAGCATACCTACGCAAGATTGGGGCATCAGTCGCTGTTATGAGCGCAGTAGGGCAGGGATTCCCTGATCTTGTGGTAGGATGGCGCGGACGCAACTACATGATCGAAGTTAAGCAGGCCAAAGGCAAGCTCACGGAAGATCAGTACGAGTTTGCAGCGCATTGGAGAGGGCAGTATGGCGTTGCACGGTCGATAGATGATGCGTGCAACATAATCGGAGCGGATTTACCACGAATCAACGTGTTAAAGGAGGATTGATGAGCAAATGGGATGCAAGATTCATGCAGTTAGCGCAGCTGGTAGCGACGTGGAGCAAAGACCCTAGCACGCAAGTAGGTGCGGTGATAGTAGATGCAGACCGCAGGATTGTTTCTTGCGGCTATAACGGAGCACCAAAGGGATGTATAGAGCCGTCCGGCTTCTCACGCGATCAAAAGCTATATCGCACCATTCACGCCGAGGCCAACGCGCTGCACTTCGCAGCGGACGTCAGAGGATGCACGATGTACGTAACGGCAGCCCCGTGCGCTAACTGCGCAGGACACATAATCCAGCGGGGCATTACGAGAGTAGTTTATGTTAAGCCAGACAACGCATACGCTGATCGCTGGCATGACTCAATCAAACAAGGGTGGCTGATGTTCGCAGAAGCCGGAGTTTCAACACAAGAAGTATAACGGAGGACACATGGACGCAATCGACAGGGGGCTAGCTATCAGCTTGGTGCTGCTAGTGATGTATATCGCACTTGAGATATACGTACATAATCGGAGGGTCGATGACTGAATATCCTAACTGGTTTGACCGCGTAGCACGGGCAAACTTTACAGAGTTCCTGCTACCAGAAGCAGGGCGCGATAACTACCAAGCATTACAAATCGGAGCATTTGTAGGGCATGCAAGCGATTGGCTGCTACGGTATGTGCTAACAGGTAACAAAGTAATGCTGTATGACGTAGACACGTGGCAGGGCAGCGACGAAGCAGAGCACGAGCTGTTTGACTGGGTAGATGTTTTTGACACATATCTAGACAGGATCGGGCTGCGGGCATACATGAAGTGCCGATACTTCCGTATGACGTCAGATAGGTTCTTCGATAGCTACGCGAACATGCTAGATCGCAATCAGTTTGACTTTGTCTACATAGATGGCGATCATACCGCAGATCAGGTCTGGAAAGACGGTGCAAAGGGATGGAAGTATCTTAAGCAGGGCGGTATCTTGGCATTTGACGATTACGAATGGGATGCAGGCAAAGGCCCGGCATACAATCCAAAGCAGGGGATTGACACGTTCCTAGAGGTACACGACGGCGAATATGAGCTGCTAGCAAAGAACTGGCAAGTATGGCTGCGTAAGCTCTGACACGTTGATAACGCGCACAGAGAAATATCATCCAATTATGGCGTAAGTGCCATAGATTGCTAATGCTAAAACCAAGTCATATGAATCAAGAAAATACACCCCTAGCTTTTGAAGTTCCCGATGGTCGAGAGGCCACCGGCGGTTTAGATTTGACCGTAGCAGAACAGCATGAGCTAGGGGTAGCTTATTTTGCTATGGATAAATCGTGGATCAAGCTCTACCGCAAGATGCAGGATCATTGGGTCTATAAGAACCCAAATTATACCAACATTTGGCTAGCTATTCTATGGGGCACAAACTGGAAGCAATCAAAAGTTTTAGTGCATGGTAAACTGGTTATTGTTGAGCGCGGCGAGATACTCACAAGCATAAGAACGCTAGCCCAACAATCGCACACGAGCGAGAAAAGTGTACGCAACTTCCTAAAGCATGCTGAAGTTGACGCAATGATTTTGCCAAAAAAGGGCACAGCAACGACACACTTTATCGTTTTGAATTATAACGACTTACAAGAACAGCAATTGACAGAGGGGCACACGGAGGGCACAGCAAGGGCACAGCAAGGGCACTATCATAAGAAGTTAAGAAGTAAAGAAGGTAAGAATATAGAACAAATAGATAGTGTGAGTATGCGCTCGCGCGCATTCACGCCACCAAGTTTTGAGGAAGTTGAGGCATTCTTTACTTCTCAATTCCGCCATGACCTAGCACAGCCCTATTTCGACTATTACACATCAAACGGCTGGCGCGTAGGTAAGAACCCCATGAAGAACTGGCAATCAGCAGCACGTAACTGGATTAGAAACGAAGCGAAGTATAAACAATCACAAGGATCATCAAATGCACAACCTAGACGCGGCGACAGAGAACGCACAGATACACAAACCTATTACGAACAGCTCGCAAACATTGCCGTTAACTCAGTCAGACAAAGATCGGGCACGGACGGAATGGTTCACAAGGTTATTGGTCAAATTGAACAATCTGCGGGGCTTGCAATTGGAACCGAACCGAGCCGAAGCGATACTTGAGGAACTACATTACCGTGAGTATCCACATCACATAAGCAAAAAAGCCGAGCTAGTGCTGCTTTACAAAGATTTTACCTTCCGTGGCGCAAATGTAATAATCGACATTGCTGACTTCTACCCAGATGATGAGCAGGTTAAAGCAGCAGAAGCAAAGCAAAAAGGTGGTGAGTACTTCGTAATCACAAAGCACGATCTAGAGAACATCCGAGCCGTAGCATACGACAAAGGATTCAGGCGCGGCAAAATCGAGGCTAAAATAGACCCACAGCATTTGCAAGACGCAGACCAAAGCCAAAAGTACGGGTATCAGATACCACCGTCACCGTACGAGCTGGAAAAGGTAGCAATGGAGATGATAAAAGTCGAGCATAAAAAGGGCATCAAGTTTGAAGGTTTGCCGTGGTTGGATGAATTAAGAGGTCGGATTACAAGCGTTTGAACATCCTAGAGCGTCCAAAGTATCAAACAACGAATAAAAACGCGTCTACGGGGCTGGAAACGACCTGCAAACAACTATTAAGCATTACTTAACAACTCAAAAACAACACGGAGGGTAAATATGAGGCGGTATAGAAAGCTAAATGAGGTGCTGGCAATGTCCGACACCATCCTAAAATACTTTGACGTGCACCGGTCACGGTTCGTAACGTGGGCTCTTAAGCAGCCCGACCTATTTCCAGAGGTAGGCAAGCGCGCGATGCAGGATTATTTGTGCATAGCACTCAATAGACACATGATCCCTTCACACATAACAGACACTAGAAGAGCATTAAAAATCATCAAACAAAAACATACCATGAGACCAAACACGCAAAACCCAGCTATCCTAAACCTTATAGACCAATTCTGCAAGCTCTATAACTGCACATGGGAGCAGCTTGTAGCGCAATCCCGATTTCATTGGGTCGTAGAATGCCGATACCTGCTTATGTACTTCTTATTCACGAAGTACCGGCTATCTAATTCCTTGATAGCGCGGCTATTTAACAAGCACCATTCGTCAGTTATCCACGCGCTGCGTAACATGCGCAATCAGATTGAGACGGATGCTAACTTCCGTGAATATGTCGAGCGCATGGAAACGCTGCTAGATATTAACTTTACCGTGCAAGTTGAAGAGATAGAGTGAGTAATGTGGAATTTTACAAACTAGTTATGCAGACCTCATAATGGGCCGTAAAAAGTTAGAACTCGACGAAGAGAAGATATGGGAAGCTGCGACGAAGGGGGCTGGCTTTGAAGCTATTGCAAGAGCACTCGGCAAGGATGCAGACGGCAAGCCCCTAGTATCTGGCGAGACGATACGCAGGCGCTACGCAGAGCTTATATCGCAGGCAAAGGCAAACGGCGATATTGAACTTTACGCTGCCCTATGGGAAGAAGGCGTAATAGGCGTACCAGATCAGAACGGCAACAGGAAACGCAACGGTGCGGTATTGTTGCGCCTTGCAGAGCATCGACTAGGTATGTCCCAGAAGATGCACCAAACCAATGAGCGGCAAGAGTTTAACATCGTTATTGGCCCGAAACCGAATACCATACCACTAGAAGCAGATGATACAAGTAACAACACCATTGCCAGCGCAGACGGCCTTCTGGAACAGTAGAGCACGGCATCGGCTTTTCGTGGGTGGTATCGGTAGCGGCAAGACGTTAGCAGGATGTCTTGAGATACTACGGCAGCCGTCAGGGACATTTGGCACGGTCATAGCCCCTACCTATCCGATGCTGCGGGATGCTACGCTGCTCACGTTCTTTGAGAAGTTTGGGCAAGCGGTCGAGAGCCATAACAAGAGCGAAGGCGTAACCGTACTACGCAACGGTACTACCGTGTTCTGGAGATCAGCAGACAAGCCCGATTCACTCCGAGGCCCTAACCTCAACTGGTTCTACCTAGATGAAGCGGACTATATGGACGGCGCAACGTGGGACGTTATGCTTGGTCGTATTCGCCGCGATCCTACCGCTTGCTGGCTTACCACATCCCCTAATGGAGATACCAACTGGGTATATGAGCGCTTCTACCGTAAGTGGACGGAAGGCAATCCAGAATACTTTGTAGCGCAGGCAAAGACAAGGGACAATGTCCACCTACCGCCTGAATACGTCAGGACGCTCGAAGAAACGTATACGAGCGAGTTTGCGCGGCAGGAACTGGAAGGGGAATTCATCGGGCCAATGGGGCGCATCATGCGTAAGGAGTGGCTGCAATACGCTCTGCTTCCAGATGATGACATAACCTACGTAATCGGTGTTGACTTGGCGGTAGGTATGAAGTCCAACGCAGACGATCGCGCTATTGTTGTTGTAGGCAAGCGTGGCACGACCTATTATGTCGCTGATGTGGTGTTTGGGAAGTGGTCATTTAACGAGACCAAAGACAAGATAAAGCAGACTGCCTACAATTGGAATGCGGTCAGGGTGTGCGTTGAGAACGTGGCATACCAAGAAGTGATGGTGCAGCAGCTCCGAGCCGAAACCATGCTTAACATTCAGGGCGTCAATCCACGCGGTCGCAATAAGCTCACGCGCTTCCTACCCATCGCGGGCAAGTATGAGCATGGGTACATTAAGCATGTGAATAGCGTACCTTTGGAATTTACCGAGCAACTGCTTATGTTCGACGGCAAAGATGGGAAGCCCGACGATATGGTTGACGCTCTCATCT